CGGCTCACCCGCCATGAGCGTGCTCACCAACCTGAGCAACTACCAGATCGCCGACAAATACTTCCAAATCCACGGAAGCTACGTCGACGAATCAGGGGGCACATACTCATCCAGCGGATACCGTCCGGAAAACGCCAAAGGCAACATTCCGACAGGAGCCACCGGCGGCCTCTACGACGGCGACCGATTCCGATACGCCAACGGAGGCTACGCCTTCAACGGCTACGTCGACCCGAAATGGGCGCCAGGCACCGCGACCAGCGACAGCGTCTACCTCGACAACGGCCGCATCGCACGCGGCGAATACGTCGAAAACGCGCTCGCCACCAGCTATTACGGCGTCGACTTCATGGACGCGCTGAACCGGCGCGCCATCCCACGCGAAGTCCTCACACCCACCAACACGCAAAACGTGTCAGTGACCGTGGACACGGCCAGCGTCGTCGCCGCGATCACAAGCCTGCACGCCGACCTCGGCAACATCATCTCCGAACACGACGGGGGAGAAAACGTCACATACCGCGATCTCGTAAGGATGGTCCGCAAATGCATGCGCTGACGTACCGCAGCCACGACGGACACGCCGTCGACCTCTACTGCGAACGAACATGGACACCGAACCTCACCGAAATCAGATCCACACAATGGAACTACACACTCGGAACACGAGGAATCACAGGATCCAGCCGGCCAGCCACAGAAACCACCATCACCATCACAACACTCAACCCCAACGACCTCGACCAACTCCAAGCACTGGCCGACATGGACGTCGAGTCGCTTTCACCCGGAACACTCACCATCAACAACGAATGGACGCAAAAAGCATTCATCGTCGGAACCAACGTGCAATCACCGACACCTAGCCCAGCGCTCGCCATCGTCACGTTCAGGATTGTACTGTGCGATGGGCTGTGGCGTCATCGTCTGTCGACGCAGAGGTTCACTCCGACGACGGCGGATTCGGGAAGCATGCTGGATATGCCGTACGACCTGCCTGCGGATCTGGCCTGCCCCAAGACGATTCAGCGGATATCGAATCCGACGGCCTCGCCGTGCGGGTTTGTCTGCAGGATCTTCGGACAGGCTACGAACCCGCAGTTCACTGTCGGTGGGAACCTCTACCGCTTCGACGACGTGACGGTGCCGTCCGACGGGTACATGACGGTCATAGGCACGTCTTTGGAGAAAAGCATCAAGGTGACCGATGGCAACGGAGATGTGGCCGACCGTTTCTGCAGCGGGGCGAGAGGCTCAGGAAAAGGCTGCGGATCCTACTGCTTCGAACCGATACCATCCGGCGAGAGCATCCTGACATGGTCGGGAGGATTCACCATCGAATTCGATTTGTATGAAAGCTCGGGGGTGCCACCATGGTCGACGTTATCCTAGCCGACGAGAACCTGAAACCGGTATGCTGCGCCACCGACACGACACTCGATTGGGCTGCGGGAAGCGGGGAGAACGATTTCGAACTATCCATCCCGGGAACAAAATGCAGACTCGGATGGTATTTCTGGCTCGACGG